AAATTGGGAATGGATAAAAACCAAAATTGGTATTCTTCGCAAAATGTTTATCGAATCTCTAAAGAAATTGACTTTGTACGATATAGTCACTACACTGATTTTACTACTTTGTATCTCTTTATGTTTGATAGGTATTTATACATATATGAACAAACTAAACTTCGTAATTTCTATGATACGTTTAATCAGCTAATTGAAAAGATAGGTTACTACCCTGCCGAATTTGAATGTTTCCCAGTCCTTAAATTAGCTTTTCCAAAGCATAAACTTCTATCTAAAAAGTTGTGTAATAGTGACGCTAAAAAAGAGTATGAAAATAACGATTTACTTCGCCCCTACTTCAACTATATTTTAAATACTCCGCTTGGTCAATGGTGTGAACCCTATTCGGCTCAGGGTATTTTTACCCCTGAATCATTTGACAAACAAGGTTTAAACCCTCGTTTATCTGATGAATATAAATCTTATGAAAAGATGCAAAAACAACGTTTGGAAAAACGTAATAAAAGCAAGAAATGTAATAACACTAAATTAAATGGCTTTCGTAGAATGGCCTAAATGTATAACTTTTAATTTAAATTATGTCTAAAGTCCCATTAATTAAACCTAGTAGAGCCAATCGCCCCCGAAATGCGTTTGACCTCTCACAAAGACACTTATTTACTGCCCCTGCTGGTGCTTTACTTCCTATTTTAACAATGGATTTAATGCCCCATGACCATGTAGAAATATCTGCTACCGATTTTATGCGTACTCTTCCAATGAATAGTGCTGCGTTTATGTCGATGCGTGGTGTGTATGAGTTTTATTTTGTACCTTACAAACAACTCTTCACTTACTTTGACCAATTTATTACCGGTATGACCGACTACCGAACTAGTCACTTACAAGGCTTGAAGTCTAAAGTATTGCAGTATCTTCCATATATGGAAATAAAAGAATTAGTCGAAGGCTTTAAAAGTCTACAAACCACCGATATTTTTGGTTTTGAAAAGAAAAAAAATGCTTTCCGTTTAATGGACCTGCTCGGATATGGTAAATATTCGTCTTCAGCTGGTGAAGCTTACACAGATGCAGTAATATCTAACGGAGGTTTAGGCTCTGTTTCTCCACTCCGTGCCCTCGCTTATCAGAAAATTTATGCCGATTATTATCGTAATTCAACTTACGAACAATTTGATATGGCTAAGTTTAACATTGACTTTTTTATATCTAACTCAAACCCTCGAAAAGTAGCTTTTTCAGAAGTTAATGCTTATGGTTGGTTTGATTTGCAGTATAGAAACGCTAATCTAGATGTATTTACAAACGTTCGCCCTACTCCACTATTCAGTATAGAAAATTTTAACCCTAAATTTTTCTTAGGTAATAATTCATATGAACTTAGTGGTGCTAATGTAACTACACTTGGTGATAATGCTAGAGCGCAAGAAAACGCAAGTGTAACCATTAAAATGGGTGCTTATCAACATTCTGCAACACTTAACCAGCCCGAAACCTATTCGGTTAATCTATCCGTTGATGATATTCGTAACGCTTTTGCCCTTGATAAACTTGCTAGTATAACAATGCGTGCAGGAAAAACATATAAAGAACAAATGCGTGCTCACTTTGGTATAGAAGTCGACGAAGGTCGTGACGGAAATTGTATTTATATAGGCGGATTTGACTCTAACTTACAAGTTGGTGATGTTGTTCAAACTGCTGGTACATCTGTTACCGGTAAAGATGCTAAACTTGGTGGTTATCTTGGACGTACAACGGGTAAAGCCGTTGGTAATGGCTATGGCGAAATTAAATTTGATGCTAAAGAGCATGGTATTTTGATGTGTATCTATTCCTTAGTTCCTGCCGTTCAATATGATTCGACACGTATTGACCCCTTTGTACAGAAACTAGAAAGAGGTGATTTTTTTGTACCTGAATTTGAGAATTTAGGAATGCAACCCCTTTACGCTAAAAATATAAATTGGCGTTACCCTCCGGTATCTATAAAAGGTACTAACCCTACAAAATATATACCGCAGGCTTTAGGCTGGCAACCTCGTTATTCTGAATACAAGACCGCTCTTGACCTCAATCACGGACAATTTGCCAAAGGTGAACCCCTTTCTTATTGGTCTGTCGCTCGTTCTCGTGACGCTGGTCTCGGCTCTAAATTTGATATATCAAGCTTAAAAATTAACCCTAAATGGCTTGACGATGTCTTTGCAGTTAACTATAATGGTAGTGAGTTAACGGACCAAGTATTTGGTAGTTGCTTCTTCGATATTATGAAAGTTTCAGATATGTCTACCGATGGAATGCCACACGTTTAAAAGAAAGGAATTATAATTATGGAGAATTTAAGTATATTTTTCCCTTATATGAATGCTGAACAGCTAAAAGTAATGGAAGAAACCCCAAAAGCAAACGAAGATTTGCCCGAATTCAACAAAGAGATTAATGAAGTAGTTTCTACTCTCTTCCCACCCGATGAAGTGACCGGAAACCCTACAAATGCAGTTAGTAAGTTATTATCGCCTAATGTTTCCGCAATGGAAAAAGAAAAGTATGCTAGCACGATGCAAGCAATGCCCAAAAGCGAAAAGGATAACCGAAACGTTGACGACGCTACATTAATTGCAATGACACCTAGTAGATATAATTCTACTAATGTAGATAATGAACACTTTGGTAATTATGTTGCTGGTAAATTGGTAGAAAATGCAAACGAAGCAACCGAAACTAATAGCGGAAGTTCTGAAAGTTCTGAAAGCTAATAATTATGAATTAATAAAGAGTGGTAGAGTTAGAAATAACTTTACCACTTAGTTCTAAAACTTTGATATTTAGTATATTATGATAGTATCTAAAGTAATTAATAATAACAATATAGGTCAATCCCTTAATTCTCTTAATCAAAAAAGAGTAATAGACCCATTTTTTGGTAGTGTCGTTTCTGCTGGTAGTTCTTTAATAGGTGGTGCAATAAATTCTATATTTGGCTCAGCTTCACAACGTAGAGAAAATGCCCGTAATAGAGCACATCAAGAATTAATGCTAAAAAAACAGCAAGAATATAACGATAAAATTAATGCAGAAAATAGAGAATGGACTACAGAAAGTAACGTAAGAAGTCGAATAGAACAAGCTGGTTACAATCCATATTTATATAATGGTCAGGCAAGTGCAAACGCAGTAAATTCTAATAGTGCAGGTTCAGCAAGTCCCGAGAGTGCTCCTGCAACTTTCGACCCTTCATTTGGACAATCTTTGCAAAATGCAGGTAATTCATTCGTACAATCTTATAATTCTATTGTAAGTGCTAATCAACAAGATTATGCATTAAAAACCCAAAAAGAAAGAGACGATTATTTTAATAAAATATATGGAATAAAAGGAGGAGAACAATCTGCTTTAAGTAATTCCCAAATTAATTTAGCGCAAAAACAAGCTAATTTAAATGCTTCCCAAGAGGCGTTAAATACAATTCAAAAAACTGCTTTAGAACAACAAGCTTTAGCGGATGACGGCACCCCTATGACTAAGCCAGACGGCACCCCTATGACAGTTGCCGAACAAAGAGAATTAGGAACGAACATGCAACTCTCTAAAAGTATTGATTTGATTGTACAAAATGCAAGAGAAGCCGCTGCTAATGGAGATTTGAAAGAATTAGAAGTTCAAAAAGCTGCTTTTATGAAAAGAATGAAAGCATGGGGTGTTGAATTAGGAATTTTACGAAGTCAATGGGACGAATTAATAGCAAATATTAAAAATATTAATGCTAATGCTGGTTTAGCTCGTGCTCGTGTAGGTACTGAAATTAGTTCTCAGAGATTGAATAATACCCTTGCTGATGATAACGAGGAAACACGTCCCGAACGTAAGGAAAATATAAAAGCTGATACTCGTAATAAAAAAGCTTCTGCAAAAGGTCAAGAAATTCAGAATTACCAAGAAGATAAATTAAAGAATTGGAATGTAAACAATCGTAAATACCAAATTGGTAAAGGAATTGTTAAAGACCTTTGGGATGCTTCTGATGCTTTCCCGAATAGAGTTTATAATAATTTTAAACGTGGTGTAGATGTACTTTCTACTTTAAGTCCTTTAGGTGCTTTAAGAAGTGGTTCCCGCCCTTCCGGTGCTTCTGCTCCAACTTATTATACTCCCTCACTTCCTGTACCTCGTTCTGCTCCTCGAGGTTATTTGCCTTATAAACGTTAAGATTGTATCGCTTTAATTATATCGTCCATATATATAACTAAAAATCCCATACCTAGAAGCAATGGTAAGACAAATATTATAAATACTAATATAATCATACTAATTATACCCCATTTTATATATTTGTCATATTGATTTACATTGAACTTATTATTATTAA